AATGCTGTAGTCGCCAGGAGTATAACCAAGGGCAGTCCCTGGAGTAAGGGTGCCAAGAGTAGGAGCAGTGCCCAAAGTGACGTTAGAACCAGATACCGCCATAGAAGACGGTTGTCTAATGGCAACTGATCCCGCTCCATCTACGGACAAGCTGACTGAGGACTGAATTCTATGGATAGTCTCAGCTTGAGACGGCAATGCGACAAACGTGATCCCAAATACCAAGAGAGCAGATCTCATTTTTTGATAGCGGGGGCAGTGCTTGACTCTAGTTTAGGCTCTTCCTTGTTTTTGCCGTTTTTGCCTACGCTTACTCCATAGGAGCTAAGCACTGCAGTCAACATAGAAGCTGCGAAAGTCGGGTCCATGGCTTTGACCTGACCTAGGTATGACAAGGACAAGCAGGCAAGAGACCAAGCCAAAACGATAAGGCGTATAAAGTCTGAAATCCAACCTTGGTCCTCTTGGTTGCTGTTGGAAGCCATGGCGTAACAGAGCTACGCTTATAGCGTACCGCTTTTAGCAAGTCATGCTTTTCTTGATCCGTCCCATCTTGCTTAGATTTTTAAGATCTAAGGCCGTCAAGACTCTTGTTGTTGAGCTTTTAGAAGCATATGCAAAGACTACAGACAATACGGTTGACGATCAAGTCGTCAGTTTCGTGAAGCAAAATCTATTCCCATCCACGAGATTGGAAAAGTGATGCCTAAGCGAAATTTGACCACGCTTGGTATTATCGGATTTTTTCTGCTGGGCACAGGGCTGATTTTGGTGATATTTGGTACGGGAACGCTGTTTTACATGGGATATTACGCTGGCAAAAGCACTTGTCCTCAGGCAGTATTGGAGTGATCTGGCTGCTTCTGGTTGTGGCCCTTGCGTTACTGCCCTTTTTTCAGTTTTTCCGTGGTACGCCCCACCAGCTGGCTGCTGTTAAACAGCTTGAAGAGTCCCTGCCAGAAGGCGTATTGGATGAAGACGCAGAATGGTTTGAAGCATGGAAAGCTAGCGGCATTGAACAACAGGTATGGACCCCTTACTACCACCAGCTTGATAACGAAAGCGGATACGGTGTACGGGAGTGCTTCTCAAGTTCCGCAGCGATGGTTGCTTCTTTCCACGATAAGATCAGCAGTGATGACAATTACAACAAAATTCGCGCACAAATTGGTGACACAACTTCGGTTCAAGCGCAGGTCGCTACGTTGAGATCTCTAGGTTTACATGCTGAATTTGTGCAAGATGCAAATTCAGATTTAATTGAAGAAGAGCTTACAATGGGCAACCCAATCATGGTTGGGTGGTTGCACAAAGGCGACCTTTTGCAAGGCCAACTTCCAATGGGCACAGGCCACTGGAGCGTCATAGTCGGATTTAACAGAGAGGAGTGGATTATGCACGATCCAATGGGTTTCCCCCTTCTTGAAAGAGGCGGGCATGACACTAGAAAATCAGGCGAGTACGTGCGTGTTAGTCGTCCCGCGTTTCATCAACGCTGGCAGGTTGAAGGCCCAAATTCTGGGTGGGCAATCATAATTGACAAGTAAAATTAAAAATTTAAGGAGACTGATTATATTTTTTTTGTAGCCGCTATACGACGCGCCAGGGCTCTGCCTTCCAGCCTAGAATTAACAGCTTCTTGCCACTTTTGCTTATCTAACGTAAGAGCCTTGCAATACTGTTCTTCATCTATGTTTTCTGCTAAATAGTCATAAATAATTTGACGAATTAAGGCTGAAGGTTTTATGTTTTGAGCTTCTGCTTGTTTCATAAAAAGTTCACCGCGATACGGCTCAAGTAATACTTGAATATAAACGCGGTTGCCGTGCTTGGTTGCCATCTGCCCTACAGTATTAGAGTAACGTTACCATGTTATCGAGTCGTCAACTTTCTTTTTCCAAGCGGTAGCCTGGGCTTTCCTGCTGTTGGAGCGTTGACTGCGAGAACCTTGCCTGACCCGCCTAGCTCCTTCTAAAAACATTGCAGCTCTTTGCAGATCAGCAGTCATAGCTTGCTGTATGGCACGGTTCAAGCGTTCCAAAATTATTTGGCGGCCTGATTTGGGCTGAGGCATAGCTCATTGCGTTTGCAAGAGTTTGATGCAAGGTTATCTCAAAACTGTCAGTTAGCACAATCCACTGTGATTTGTAGCGAAAAATGCTAACACTCATTTTGACTTTTGAAAGATGCGATAAAGCCGTTTGAAATTATTGATTGGAAGAGTTGTAAGAATGCTGACCTCAACATCGCATGAAAGAGCATTGATTACTTGTCGTTCTAAATAATCAATGTTGGACTCGTAGGTAACTTGTTCTACGCAGAGAGGTTTATTGTCTATGTCGTAAGAAGTGAAACGTGTTATGGCCATTGGAAAATGATCTTCTTCCACTTGGCAATAATGCAGGTGCACGGATTTAGTCATGTTCTTTGGAGCGGAAAAGTTCGGAGACGACAGTGGCGACAATGGTTTCGGCTTGTTGCCTGTCCAGACCATAGCCAGACCTGCGGCGAACCTTTGTAACAGTTTCATGAAAATCTTTGGTTGTAATACCATGAGAATTTGGTGGCTGCATCAAGCGTTCACGAATCAATTCTGACCTGTAAATGCCTTTTTGTTTTGCTTCAATCGACAGGCGATCGAGAACCTCTTCTGGGAGGAAAGTTTTAACTTGCTTCATGAAAAGAGTTTACTTGCGCTTGGCACGGCGCTTTGGTTTTTGAGACGGTTTGACACTTGGCTTGGATTTAAGGCGTGAAACGGTTTCGTGGTAGCCGGGAGGTTCTGGGATTTTGGCCCGTTCCAAAATCAAAGTCCAATTCACGTCTCGCGCGCGTATAGATGTAAAAAATGTCCCCAAGCGCTAAAAGCCAGTCAAGCCAATGGTTTTGCATGGGGACAGAGGGTAGGGACAATTAGGTTTGTCCCCTTTCTTTCTTGGTAAGTTCAATCTCAACTGCATCATCAATTGTAGGGGGACATGAAGGATTGTCCCTATGCTGTTGTCCCGTACCAAAAGCCTCTTCATCACTAGCTTTTTTAGTTGAAGGGGACACGTTCCATCCCTCTCCACGCGCGAGATTAGCTGTATAGTTCTTGGTGCGGGAACCTTTTGAGACGCTTGAGATGATAAGTTGCTGAGCCTCTAGCCTTTGGAGCGTTTTCTTGATGGCAGCTGGAGTGCCGCCAATCAACCGATCTGCAATAAGATCAGTTTTGGTGCGTGACTCAGGGTAAGCAGTCCTCAAGCGACTAAGCACTCTGCCTTGCACAGAGGATGGAGCGTTGCTGTCCGGGTCCATTTCAGGAGTGAAGTCAGCGATGTAAAAGTCCAAATCCTCTGTCTGGCCAAGAATCAAATGCGTGCCAGAGCGCCCTGAGCGGCTTTTTTCGACCTCAATCAACCTTTCATGCGGTTTAAGCCGTTGCTGCTCCTTGGAGCGCTTCTGGGGGTCGTTTTCAGGGCGTTTAAGGCTCCAGGTCTCATCTACTGCATCACGAATGGCTGTAGTGCCACGGAAACCGCCATTTTTGTTAGCGTGGTGAATGATGATGATGGTTGCCCCGTGGAATAGTGGACCGTTGTTTTTTGTAAGCCAATACAGGGGAGTCGCAAAATCAGACTTGTTTTCATCGAAAGCCCGACCACCAGAGCAACCGATCAAGGAGTCAATGACAACAAGCTTTGGCTTGTGCTTCTCCATTAACTCGATGAACTGTGCATAACGTTGAAGCTGCCAGTCAGTTTGGATATAGGTTTCATCCGTGATTGGAAAGTCAGCTTCAATTAGCTGTTCTTTAAGTTGAATCAGGGGTTGATCACCGTTTAATAGCAGGACAGGGCCTTGTTGGACTGGAACGTCAGCCCCGCGAACCTTGAAAGGTTTGCCACTGACGATATGCTTTGCAAGAGCCCATGCAGCAGTTGACTTGCCATCGCCACCAGCGCCATAAATCAGAATGGTTGAGGGGTGAGGAAGGATATCAGGTATGAGATATTTACGTTTATCTTCAAGCTTCATCAATTTTGTGGCGGTCATGAGGGTTGGTTTTTTCT